ATTAAAAATCCTTGGAATATTAATACCCACAGCGGCCACACCGTAAGTCGCCACAATAATCTTGCCATCACTTGTTTTAATTTCATCATATTCTTCTTTTCGATCTTCTAATTTTACGGCTCCTGAGATAAACACTGCGTCTGGAATTTTTTCAATGAGTTTATTGCCTGTGTCGATTCTGTTCACTAATACTAAAGTATTTCCAGTAAGTGAAAACTCTTTTATTTTTTCAGAAATCCAACTTAATCTTTTTGAATCTGTTACTAACCAAGAATATTCTTCTGCGTAAGTTCTAAAAACTTCGACGTCGTTTGTTTGAAGAATTTGTATATCTAATTGAGCCAATACACCTTTCTCTTGTAGATCATGAGCACTTACATTGCCGATTACCGGTCCTATACTAGCAAGTAAACCTTGGAATTCCCACGGCTCTTTAGGTATGGTACCAGTTAATCCCCACCGGATGGCACAATTACGAAAATTCTGTGTCAATAATCTTGTCAGCACATCTGCCTTTGCTTGATGTACTTCGTCAACAATGATCGCTACAACACCTTCACAGAATTCAGCCAATGAAAGTGTATCATCGTCATAGCTTTTCTTTTCTAACACATTAAGACTTTGCCAGGTACAAATTGTATGTGTGCAATTTAATTCTTTTCTGTCTCCGAAATACACACCTACATCAAGTCCTAGGTTGCGATAATCTTCTTCAGTCTGCACTACTAAAGATTTGTTAGGAACAATGACCATTGTTCTACCATAAGGTTCGCACAAATGACTTAATGTTGCGGTAGTAATAGTTTTACCCGCTCCTGTTGCGACTTCTTGAAGGCTTTGCGGATTTTTAGTAAATCTATTGATAACATCGTATTGGTAATCTCGAAGTACGATCGGTTGTCCTGCCTGGGGATGTCCCTTAGGCCAAGTCTTACCTTTGTCAGCCCAGTAATTTTCATCGATTTCATAAAAACTTAATGTCTTATGTTCTCTAAGGTCCTCGACTTCTATGTCATAACCAGCATCCTCGATGATCGGCAATATCACATCTAAGTGAGCCAAGTACCCCGAACCGCCTATGCCAAAATAGGTTTTAGTTCCATCCCATCTACCTAATTTATAAGCCGGCATATGCCTAGCATAAGGAAGATCGAACTTTAATTTGTTGACGATTTTTCGCCTAGTTTCAACACTAAGGCCTTCGACTTTAATATTAACTTCGTCCTTGATAATTAGTTTACAGATTGACAATCTTTTTTTCCTTTTGTAATGATGGTTTCACTGGCCCGAGGTAGATAACACAAGGATGATGATTTATCCAATCTCTAACAAAGGTTGAAGTATCAGTGTACAAACCGTTAGTAACTATAATTTTAACTGAATTTTCTTCTTGAAACAACCATTTGCTAGGCTTATGATTAAAAATCAAATATTTTCCATCGGCAACTTTGCCGCCTAGCGAATTTTCTTTAACCCAGTCGTTGAATTCAGAATTTGCTTGATTAGATTCTCTGTGGCATACTTTTATTTCTTCTCTCGGCACACCATTTTTGTCCGCAAAAGTAAGAAATTCTTCTAAAAAATCTCGGCGAGATGAAACTCGATCAATCAGTATACATATTTTTCCTTCTACCTGTTTAGTAACAGAGAAAAATTTATCAAAGTCCGAAATCCAAAAAATATTTTCTTCCGACGACGATATAATTTCAGCGGCTGTAGGATTTTTTGATGGTTGTTTTAACAAAAATCCCATAGATTTTGCCAATAGCAAATCGTTTGTTAAAATTTTATTTCTGTTAGAATTCCAAAAATCTAAAATTTCATCTTTTGCGTTTACTAAACAAACTTCACCGTTGTCAATGATACAAGAATTTTCGATCTCTTCTGACCTATTCCAAATTTCTTCAACTTCGTCCATCGAAGAAAGGAAACTTTCGTCAATTTCGAAGTCGTTATCTCTACAAAAGTTATAAAACGAAATTATATTGACGCTGTAAAAAGGAATTTTTCTGACTCTTCGATCAGCGTCCCATTTCGAATGGCTGTCTAATAAAAATTCAGTTTCAAATTTAGATTTAAACGAATAAGGAAATTTAGCTAGTATCCAAATATGATTTTCTTCGTCTTTTTCCACACTTATTTTCTTAGTGTAGTCTATAACTCTAAAAGGTAATTTCCATTTAGCATTCTCGAGATCGTTTTTATAAGATAATCCAAATTTTTCCGAAACGATTTTATATTTGTCTAGGATCTTTAAAAGATACCTAGATTGATTTTCTGTAAGAGCATCCTTATTTGTGATAATTTCGTAAAAATTCGAAGATGCTGATCTGTCCTGAGGTTGTAAAGGGAAGCCTCGTGCGATACTAATAGGATAAAAATCTAAAAAGATATCTTCGATGAAATCATACTTTAACATATTAATATTATAGCATGAATTATCACAAAAGATCAAACTTTTCTTTCAATCTGGCGAAAGGAATTCCTTTAAATATTTCATCTACAGTCCATTCTGTATGGCATAGACTTAAAAACCAATCTTGTCTGTCGGGCAGTATTATTTTTTCGATATTCTCAACCTTATCGCTAACCGGAAAGGCCAAACTTGTACTATCGCAGAGAATTGGAGTACCTTTAATAGCTGCTTGTACAGCCGGACCGCTGTTAAAGTTAACCACACAATGATAATTGTAGTCGATATCGAAGTCGTCGTAAGTGTCTTTTATTTTTCTAGGTAATTCGATTTCAGCTCCGGCAATATTTCTAACAAACGGTGATCTGGGATGCGGTCTTATAACAATGGGTCTATCGGAAAATTGTCGTATTTCCTTGATTTTATCGTCGACCCAGTCTTCCATACTTTTTTGCCCCTGCCATTGTAAACTAAGTTTATGTTGGGTCGCAATTAATATTTTATTTTTACGATTCTCGTTGTAATCATTTAAATGCAACCCTAACTTAGCTGGTCTCGATTCGTCTAGGTTTGTCTTATTAGCAAATTCGCCTAAGTTATTGATATGGTTTAAAGAAATTCTCCAAGTTTCATTTCTTTTTAAATTTCCTACTTCAATAATTAATACAGGTTTGTTTTTTTGTCGTGCTTGATTATAAACAATCTGGTTGCTTCTCATTCTACCTCCCCATAACACTGACCAAATCACAGGAATATCCTCGCCGGCATTACAGATTTGCCAACCTATTTTTTTAATACCAGATTCTACGGCATTAAAAATAGGTTCGCTATTTAAGGCACCAAATTCTCTATAAAGTTTAAGCTTCATAATTAAAAATAAATATAGTAGTATTTAATTCTAACAAATGGCAAAATTTATTAAACGGTTAAAAAAGTCTGGTCTTAAAAATCTAAGAAATATAGCGATTTTAGGCACAGGTTTTGGACATATGGATCAGCTTCTAGAAGAGGCGGACAACGTGTTTGTGTTAACTTCGACATTCGGCTCATTAAGAAAACGTAATTTAATTTATAGAGAAAATTTTGACAATATAACAATATATCCCGAAATAGATTTAGTCTTAGTTGATCGAAAATATATCAATTTTCTAGAATCATTGAGACATATCTTAACAAGATTTAATCCTCCAATTTATATCCAAGGTGAAGAATATCTCGGCAAGGAAGAATCCCACCCAATAGGACTTATTGGATATAAGTGTGTAGAAATATCCGACGGAAAGCAAATATGGAAACTAGCCCCTTAAAAATCTCAGTAGTAACTACATTTCACGAAGAAGGTCTAAAAATATATGGTCAGAGGATGATCGATAGTTTTTGTAAAACATGGCCAACTGAAGTAAAATTGTATGTCTATCCCGAAAAATGTAACCCTAAAGTTCCTGACCATTCAAGAATTGTATTGACTGACTTGGATTCTGTAAATGAATTGACAGAATTTAAAAATAAGTGGAAAGGTGTTCCTAAGGCAAACGGTGATGTCACAGGTGACCCTATAAGAAGTAAGAGAAGAGATGCCGGCAAAGGTTTTAAGTGGGATGCTGTTAGATTCGCACATAAAGTTTATGCTATCTTCGACTGTGCAAGAACAACAGACTCTGATATTTTATTTTGGATGGATGCAGATACCTATTGTCATAGCCCTATATCTATAGAAAACCTTTTAAAGTTATGTCCAACTGATAAAGATCTTTGCTATCTCGGAAGAAAAGGAAAATTTTCAGAATGCGGTCTCTATTCTATGAATTTAAGAACTGAACAAACCAAGATGTTCTTAATGGAATTTCAAAGAATGTATGACAAAGCCGAAGCTGGCATATTCCTATTAGACGAATGGCATGATAGTTTTGTTTTTGATGCTGTTAGAAAAAAGTTTCCGTATCTAAAACAACTAGACTGGAGCGAAGGTCTGATAACCGGTGAAGGGCATCCATTGATAAACAGCGAATGGGGTGCCTACTTAGATCATCTAAAAGGTTCTAGAAAAAAATTAGGTAAAAGTAAGAGAGAAGACCTAGTTGTTAAAAGAACCGAACCATATTGGCAACAATTTAAGTAATATATTGTCTAAAAAACGACCAAGCTTCTCCTGATTTAAGCTCGTCGAAATTCCAATGAGACATTGATAGTTTTTCTATCCACTGCTGTCTTTCTTTTAAGTCGGGATTTTCTAACATACTTAAATCGGTATTAGCTACTTCATAACTTTGGCTATGCTGTGGATAAGGATCTGTTAAAAATGCAGGAACGCCTTCTATCAAACTAGCAACACTAGGACTGCTATTATAAACCACGGTTGCCCACGCACCTCTTAGGTCGTCAACTAACCGTTCGTTGGTACTCAGTGTTACATTTTTATGATTTATTGTTAAAAATCTTTTGATTTTTTTATCGCCCGGATGCGATCTAACTACGATCGGGCGTTTTCTTGAATACTGTCTTATTTTCAAGATAGTATCGTTGAGCCAATCTATTACTGATAAGCCTCGCATACTCCAACCGCCACTTCGCTGAAGACAAATTAAAATATGTTCACCACTAGTTCTATAAGGTTTCAGATTAAGATTTAATGATTGAGAAATTTTTTGCCATCTTGTAGGATCCACATCTTTGTTAAAATAAAACCCCGTAGTCGGAAACACCCCATCAAAACTATATCGTAGATATCTTTTAGAATTACTAGGATCTGCATAAAGAAATAAATTACTGTCAACAATAAGACTTTTTTTATTATTTTTTCTTTGTAGATCTATAGCTTGTTGTCTTAGTATCAAATGAGGTAATCTTTTACCGTCGTCATGAACAAATCCTTGTATTAATGCTACATCACAAGGAATAACAGTCATAGTTCTATGAGCTATAGCTGTATCTCCTGAAGCAATGACACCTTGACAGAAATTATCAAGTATTAAAGGTTTTTCAGGATTATTATTTTTAGAAGGAATTCCTCCATAATATGCAACTGCGGTTAATTTAGACATGATATTTTTTATAGAACTGAATAGCGGTACCGTTGATTAATTCTTCATAGGTGAACTGACTGTAACTTAACATACATAACCAATTAGCCAAATTTGGTCTATAAAGATCGTTTATATCAGCAATATTTTGTCTAGATACCGGATTCGTTATGTGTTTGTCTAATGTTATTACCGGAATGCCGGCCCATATAGATTCAGTAGCCGCATTAGAGTTGATATTTACAACACAATAGTAATCATCATCGCATAATTCGTTATAAAGATTAGTTCTAATTTTTTTATCGGTCTTTTCTCTGAAAATAATTGTCTTATCGGTATGTTTTCTTAATTCTTTTTCAATATCGTACTTCCAAGTTTTTAAATCTATTTTAAAAATACTTGCTGCAAATAAACCAGGCTCTATGATTAAAATTTTATCTCCACCTGTTCTCCATTGCTGAGGAAAACTAACAAAATTTCCTAATCTATCCACCGGAGCTTCGAAAAAGTTGCTGTTGTGCAAATGATTTCTAACGATTCTATGCCATTTTTTATTTTTTTCTAGAAAATTAGTATATCCGCTATCTATAAACCAAAATGGATATTGATTATCGATTTTTTTTAATAATAATTTTTCATTTCCTACAGTATTTCTAATCAAACAATCATCAGCATAATTAGTAAAATTTTTTCTTCTGATTAAAATTCCATTCGGATCTATTTTAAAACCGGTGCTCTTTACAAAATTTTCTTTTTTATTTTTTTTGTACAATTCTAATATTGTATCTTCGCCTAGAGTATCAATAAAATATTCGAGGTTGTTATGGACTAAATTAAAATATTCTTCTCTTCTTTTTTTTAGTTGATCTTCGATTAAAGATTTATAAGTAGATAGATCTTTTCTAACCGCTCTATCTATTCGATCTTTAAATTTTTTCTTCATTCTTAGAAGATTAAATTTTCTTTTATTTTTTTCTATTACAATGTAGGTTATAACTTCGTTTACTTCGGTATCCGGCATTGAGATATCTTTGACCGCAGGATAATGGTCAATTAAACTCAGTAAAAAATGTGCGATTTCTTTGTTGTTTAATAGTAGATTCATAAATTGTTTATAATTTTGTAAGCAGTTCCATTAGCTATTTCTCCTACAGAAAATTGACCGTAAGCTATGTTATAGCATTGTTTTTGAATCGTATCGATGGATGGACGAAACGGATTTGTTAGCATTGATAGATCGGTTGATGCCAAAGGAGATGCAGAACAGGGTACAGAAACAAAGGCCGGAATACCATATAACACAGATTCTAGTGCTGCAATGCTATTAAAGGCTACTGTAGCGTAAACTCCCGAATCAAATGCATCATAGATCGAATACTCGTGATTCCTATAAGACCTAGATCCTTTAGATCTAACTTCTATAGGTAAATTAGAATAGGTTTTAATTTTTTCAGTGGTTTCGTTCACCCATGTGTCACAATCAAATCCATAAAAATTTGTAGCTTTAGGATTTGGTAAAACTAATAAAATTTTTTGATTATGATTTTTCCATCCGGTCCAGTTTAAACGAGGATCTTGATTAACTAATATATTCCATCGATCTTTTGGTCTATCTTCTATTTTAGTGTGTTGTACATCATTCTTAACTACTCTATGCCAGAGTTTTTTTCCTGATGAGTTGCCTTGGCTGGGAAAATTTCCCACATAACCTGTGTCTATATAATAGTAGTCTCGACCTTCTTTTTCGCATTCTTTTATTTCTTTTCTTTTCACGACCCCTCTAACGACAAATGGCTTAGATTTGTCATCGAAGTTTGTTGTTAAATGCCCTTTAGAGCTATTTGAAAAACTTTCTAAAATATTTTGATCTTCGTCTTTTACCATAATTCAACTAGCATACGCTGTGCAAGTCCAGATACAAATTCTCCAGTATGAAATTGTCCATATGCCAAATGACAAGCCCAACTAAAAATTTTATCTTTATCTGGATAATACGGAGTGTCTATTTTAGTAAGGTCTTTAGAGGATACTGGATCAGCAGCATTAATAGGGGCAAGAGTAAAAACTGGAATTCCGTGTAATATCGATTCTGTGGCTGCATTACTGTTAAATGTAACCAAGGCAAATACATCATCATCTAATGCTTCTTTTAAGGTATTGTGAGAAACTCTGTCAATTCTATTTTTTGCACGTTCCCTAATTTCTATCGGTCGATCAGTGTGAGACTTAATTGTATCTACAACTTCATTGATCCAATTATCTGCATCCAGACCGTAAAATTTCATTGGTTTTTCGTCGGGTTTGGCTATCAGTATTTTACGACCGTCTTTTTTCCAAGATTTTATAGGAATGTTAAAACTTTCCCATCTATCGCTAGGACGGTTAACAATCTCTCCGTGTTGTAAATTATTTTTTACTATTCTGTGCCAATATTTCCAACCGTGAGGATTTTTAGATGATATTTCATTGCCAAAATATCCGGTATCCATGTAGTAAAAAGTTCGATCTTCATTCCAGCATCTTTTGATAATTTTTTTCTTTAAGATACCTCTTAAAACTATAGGATCATTTGAATCTTCATAAACAAACTTATCAGAGTCTATAGGTTTAACTCCGCATCCTTGTGCAAATTTTTCAATAAAAGGATCTTCTCCTTCTTTACTCAGGCAGATCCAGTTTTTCATAATCCGTGTTGTTGACAATATTCTGTATAAATTCGTTCTCTGTGCCACTCATCTGAAAAAGATCCTCGATCGGCAAATTCGTGGAAGCAAGGAGTTCCTAGAGTATAATGAACTAGTTTAGCGTCCGGACTGTGATCGTATTCTATGTCCAACCAATTCCATTCTTTCGGAAGTTCTCCAATAAGATCATCAGACAACCATGTAAATCTATGTACCTGTGCTCCTGTAGCTGATTGAACAAATTCCGGTGTTACTCTAGCATTTGCAGAATGACCACAATTCCAAAGAATAACAGAACTCCAATTTTTACGCGGATAGTCCTCGTTCTTCGCTCCCAGATACTTTTCAGTAAGTCTGGTTCTATAATCGTGTTTGACGACTTGGACTGCTTTTGATTCATCTCTCAATTCCCATAATTTTGCAATATCGTCTCTCAGCAACATATCGCCGTCCATAAAGATAGCCCAACCTTGATAATTCATTAGGTGAGGGACTAAAAATCTACTATAGATAAAATGATTACTGCCGTCTGTATGAGTTTCGTCGTAATCTTTTAAAATATTGAGTGCTAAGGGACTGATAGTTACTGGTTGAGAGCTATGTCTTATTATACTGTTAGAACATACATGATAAGCTATGGCTTCTCTTGGATCGTATCCTATAAAAATCGGAATCATTTTCTTTCGATATCCTCTTCAATACATTTGTCGCCAAATTGAATTTCGATTACCTTTAACGGTACGTCAGATTCGTTGACTAATTGATGCCAAGAGGTTTTAGGAATCCACATATGACTGTGTTCGATAAATTTTCCAACTAGCTCAGCATCTGTTGATTTGTTGATTGTATAAAGAGTTGCCTCCCCTTCTGATACAAACCAAAACTCAGAACGATCTGAGTGACGTTGCATACTCAAACGTTTTCCGGGATCGACGGTTAGCTCTTTGAGTTTTACTTTTTCATTAGGTTCGTGAAGAACTCTATAATAACCCCAAACTCGTTCTGTTTTAGGAGCCTTCCAATCTTGCAATATCCAAGAACTAGAATTCTTTTTATCGTCTCCGCCAACTCCGAACTCAAATAAAAGATTGTTATCAATAACATCCATCTCTGGAATATTTTTTGCTGTGCGATCGCCACCGTTGGCGAAGATTAGTTGAGCATCGGGATAATGTGCTCGAACTTGACGTATAAACGCTTTGGCTGATCCATCTGCATCATCGAATGTGTAGACCTCGTCTACCATTGATAAATTATTGATTATACATAGGCGCTCGTTCCAAGGCATAAAGGCTCGACCTTTTTTACGCTCTAACCATTCATCAGAATTTAATCCGACAATTAGCATATCGCCTAGAGTTTTAGCTGCTTTAAAATAGGCAATGTGCCCGGAATGTATGGGGTCAAAACCCCCTGTGACTAAGACTATTTTCATAGTCTTATTTATATGGTCAGTTTACTGAAAAATTATTTTTCAATAAGATATGTTAAGCTGTTCCACCCAATGATAGGGTCGCCTAACGCTCTCGAGGCATCTCTGACATTATTTGGAATAAATTTGATATTTGTTTTTATAAAAATTCTACCGCCGGGCAGTAGAAAATCCATTAAATTTTCTTTCAAAAAGATCCAGTCGCTTGATTTCCAATTTGAATCAAAGACAGTCCTTGATGATTTTATAAGATCATACTTTTTAGATAACTTAATTTCTTTTTGTTTTTCGATATAAAGCGGAAAGATATCAAGATTATAATGTTCGTATAATGGTCTTAATAGGTTTATGGATTCTGGTATCTCTGTACCTTGACAGTTATGACCGAGTGATTGAGCTAAAACTAAAAAGTGTCCACAACCTGTACTGATATCTAATATTTCTAAATTTTTTTGTTTTTTTAAATCTAAAAAATTTATACTTGCAATTTTTTCATTTAATTTTTTTTCGTGCGGCGGAAAATATTGAAGATAATGGGCATCTAATGTGTTTTTGAATTCTAAAGAATCAGCCCCAAAGACAAGGCCGTTTGCCCATTGTTGATCTTCTGTAGATACTATCATGCAAGAAGTATCTACATTGTGTTTTTTCATAGTGTAGCGTCCTCTAGCCCAGCAGTTCGAAGTTTAACAATATTTGATAATTGCCACTGTTTAATATCAAGAGCTTTGATAATGCCTAGCCATTTATTTCTAAGCAAGGCAAAGTCGTTGATGATCTTTTCAAAGTCTACAACGTCAGCTTCGCCTTCTACAAACTTTTCACAGTCTCTAGAAGACAAGCTGCGTTGATAATTTTCAAGATATTTTCGAAAGTGCTGACTACGAAGGCGTCTTAGTTCAATATTCAAATATTCTAAAATGCCTTCGATTTCTTGAAGTTGATTGAATCGATTTTCTACGATACCTGGCATATTGGCAGCGGCTTTTTCTATGTTTCCCGCTATGCGAGCATCTTGTTTTGCTGCCAACAATTCAGCCTCATAATATGCCACTGCATCTGGTATCTGAGAGATATCTTTCGAAACTCGATCATACCAATTCATTTATTCCTCATCTTCGTAATAGTCTTCATTGTCTTCGATTTCGTCACCGTCAATAGCGTACTCAATAGCGTCGTCTAGATAAGGATCTATTCCTTGTAGACTTTCTAGTACTGTGTCTTTAATTCCGTGATCAACTAATGTGTTCACAAAATCGAAAGCAACGTCAGTCCTATGCTTTTCTGGAATATGCTCGACTACTAGTGTCCAGATATCTGCAATTAAATCATCTTTCATTTAGGCGGTCTCCGTTTCGGGTTCAACTTTATTAGTTATCTCGGAAACGGTTTTTTCGCCATGATTTGAAATGTCGTTCATGACTTGATCAAGGCAACCATTCTCATTACGCTCCCATTCCTTGCGATAGAATTTAAGAATTTCACCATCGCTGGTAGTATATGAAAGACGGTTACCATCTTTCTTAAGCATTCCTTTAGCTTCAGCAAGATCAGTTAATCCACTATAAGGGTTCATACCTGTCTCATAGGGAATCTTAACCTGCACTGATTCAAAAGGTTTTGCATAACGAGTTTTCATCACCTTACAGGCAGCACGGATGCCTTTGACTTCTGAAATCTTGTTGCCATCTTCATCTTCTTTGAGTTTGAGCTTACGCATAGCAACAACGATGCTTGATGCGTAGATAAAGCCTTGACCGCCGCTGATCTTATCATCTGGATCAAACATATCCTGACTAGCATATGTGTGGTTAGTTGCAACTAGACCGATGTTCAGTGAACCAAACATATTAACACAGTTACGAACTAATGCGGTAAGTGCTTTAGGCTTACGACCCATATCACCTTTTAGATCGCCTGCTTCAAACTGATTGACATCGGTATGGGTCAATAACATACCTAAAGAATCCAGAACAAACAATACTTTAGGACGTGACTCTTCTGGCATAGCTTTGTACTCTGCAACAAACTCTGTAATAGTTTTTGCTACGTCATCAATCATAGCCATATTAAGTTTTAACAACTTATCTTCGCTAGTATCAACTCCTAAGGCTTTAAGCCAATCTTCGTCGAGTGCGTTTTCTGTATCGATTAAAATTGGATAAATGTCTTGTGCTTGGGCCGCCTTGATAAGATTGCCGGAACAGATGTAGGATTTACCTGCACCTGATTCTCCTGCGAATACAGTGACTTTACCTAGCGGAACTCCTTTGTGGAAATCTCCAGAGATAAGATAGTTCAAGGCATAGTTGCCAGTTGAAACCCAATCTGTAGGGTCGTTAAAGCCAATACTAAGTCCTTCAATGCTCTTAGTAATCGACTTTCTAAATTTACTTACATCAAATGCTTTTGCCATTATTGATCCAACTCCATAGTGTTATATTCTTTAATTAGCTGAAGCAGTTCTTCTTCAGTGTTACAAAGAGTTTTAGTGTTGGTCCAATCTTCTTTTTTATTTCTACCGCCTATTTCAACCATCCAACCGTTGTCGTAACGATTGATAGTGATAGACTCGTTTACTTTTGTTAGTTTAGATAACTTTGCCAATTTTTTCTCCTAAAATTAATTGAGATGATTCCGATTCGTCTCCTATTTCTCCCTTAATAAAGGTATTAAACGATAGACTCACTCTAGTTTTGCCTTTTTCTACAACTTTAACTTCGTGTTCGATATACGACGGAAACAGTAACAATAAATTGTTTTCTACCGGTAACCACCAAAAATCGCTATTCAACGGAGTATACGATCTTGATACAATTTTTATTTGAGGTAGATCTTTGCGATAAAAATATATTTTATCTCTTTCAGAATCAACGTCTGCATAAAAAACTCCAGAAATAATAGAATTTGGATGATGATGCTTATGATGACTTTGGTTTTGATCCGTGTAATTGGACCACGACTGAGTAATATATAAATTACAATCAGTTGCCGGATTAATTATCTCTTCAAGATATCTATCAACAGAATTAGAAAAAAAGTTTTTTAATCTGGATAGATTTGGTATATCTAAAATCTTGTCACTGTCGCTACTAACATTAGAAAAATTATTTTTTCTTTTTAAATGTAAGATTGCATCCTTTTCTTCTTTACTCAAAGGAGGATCGAGAACAAAACTAGCAATAGTCGTAGGAAACAATGTATATATATTCATGATACCAGAATAAAGGGTATGTCCCGGACGATGAGAACTGTGTCTCAGAGGTCCGGGCCGTGTTAATTACTGCTTACGATTTCGAATCATTGCAAGGATGTCTTGCGCACGACTTGAATTATCACTGTTAGTGGCAGGTGCTGCGGTAGCGGGTGCTGATTTCACAACTGGAGCCGGCTCGTCATCGATATCCACATCAACTTGTGTCCTAGCAACAGATTTGTTTGGATCACCTGTAGCAGCACTCATACCTGCTGGTTTGAAATATTGACCCCAGCGATCCATATCATAAGCTTCGCCATTGACTGATGCTTCAAACATTTCTTTCATAACCTTAAGCTCAACATCGGTTGGCTTTTTAGGTAAAAAATCTGAAAGATTAAAAAGTCCGTGTGACTCAACTGCTGCTTTTTCTTGATCAGTTAGTGAACGCTCACGACGGCTCCACTTTGAAGTAGAGTAGTCTGCGAAACCGCCTTTGCTGGTTTTAGCAATACGGAAGTCAACACCACGGAGGTAGTCGGTTGGCAACTCTTCCAACTCTGGGTCCATCAGGGCTGAACGGATGATTTGATAAATTTGAGGACCAATGATAAACCTACGGATAGGATTATCTGGTGTGGTATCTTCTTTCAAAGGATCTTCAACAACGAAACCTTGGAAGATGTATGAACGCTTCTTCCAATACTTGCGACCCATTTCTTCTAGCGACTTGTCCTTGAACCAACCACGCACTTCTGAAAGAATCGGGCAAACAGTTCCGTCGTTGTACATTTCAACGCAGGGGACCTGCACTTGAACTGCACGACTGTCTGTTTCACCTTTGACTCCTGCGAACGGCAATTTGATCATTGCACGTTCTACCCAGAAAAATGTGTTGTTGGAGTTACCGTCAGGTAAGAAACGTACTACGGCTTCTTTGCCTTCCTGCATATTCCAATGTGGGTAAATTGCGTTGTCGCCACCGCCAGTCGATTGACCTGTGGACTTTGATTGTGCTTCTTGTAGTTTAGCACGGATTTCTGCGAGAGTTGCCATTTGTTATGCCTCCTATAGCCTTAAATGTAAATGGTATATGCCTTAATGCACACACAACATAGTATGCGCTTTTTATTTAGCAAAGTCAAATATTTCTGCATCAAAATAGAATCTTTTTTTGCCAATAAAAAAGTCCACTTTAACCATGGACTTCTTTATATTTTTCCAGTGCCAGTGCTCTTATTTGAGCAAGCCTCTCTGTAATGTGTGTAGGTAAATCGTCATCGTCAGATTCTAAATTATAAGTTTCTGTGACAACTTCCGGACGACGATAGCTAACGTGAATGTCTAGTTCGTCGTAGCCAACATCGTCCGAATCATCCGCACTATTACTTACTTGCGGCTGGCTTAGCAGCTGGTGCTGCTGCCTTTTCGTCCTTGGCAGGAACGCTTTTGGAAGGCTTTTTCTCGTCTTTCTTAGCTACTGCTGCTTTGGCAGCATCTGCTTTA